GAAGTGATTGATTTACCACTCTGTCTACTTGCAAGAACTACATTAAATCTATTTGAATTGTAGTGTTCTATGAGTTTATCTTGATATCCACGAAGTTTAAATGGAACCATACCTTCGTCAAGAGATATAATCTGAGTATAAGATTCAATAAAATGCACGGGGTCTTGAGAACACTTCATGTATTCTTTCAATTCCTCTTCAGTATATTGAGTCTCAATACCAGCTCTCTTGATGAGATTGTTACCAAGATACCCTTCGTTTGTTGGTTTAACCATACATTCTCGTTGTAAAATCCCAATCATAAGTCATTCTCCAATGAGTAAGACCCATATTGGTAAAATTATGTTTACCGTCAAAACCACATTCCCAACCTAACATTACTTTCTTGTCGGGGTCATGGAATTTTTCTCCACCTAAGATATCACCCTGATATACTTGTTTTGTTATTTTAAAAGTATCTGTATAATCACACCATAGTTTTTCATTCTTGTAACCAGCGTCGTCCCATGCATGTCGTAAATCTGAAATTAAGTCTAGGTAAGTGAGACCAGCTTTATCTAAATCACCACCGTAATTTACCTTTGTATCTTCATCATACATTTTAGTTTGTTCTAATTCGTATAGATTTACAGTATTAGGATATAGTTTATCTAAGACTCCTCTCTCTTTTGCACTTTCAAATAAAGGAACAATACCTTCTCCATAAAAATTATATGCAACCATTTCATGAATATAGATATCTGCTTCAGGCCATTCTATTTCATTAAAATCATCATGAATAATATTCCAGTTTTGAAAACGACCTTTTAGATATACATTACTCCAAAAGTTTTTATCTATACCTATACACTTTTTTGCACCATGAAAGTCTGCAAGTGCTAAAAGACAACCAGTTCCTACTCCTAAATCACAAACAGTTTTACCCCTTGCATGTTCACGAAAGAAGTTTGAGTATGCATTATTTCTATCTGCATCAGATATCATTGCAGTATATCCTGTTCCTCGTTTAGTTAGATTACTAACTGCTTCATACCAAAGTGGGTGTCCCATATCTATATGTGGAGGCATTACTATCTCACCATCACTCTGAAACTGTTGTTTGAGTCTAAGAACTTTTAGGTATTGGTCTTCACCCATTTCAGTAAATTCAGGGTCAACATATGATATCGAACCCTTTTTCATATCATGAATTACATATGGTTCTTCACTGAAGTTTTCTTTAATCTGTTCCGTCATTTCCCTTTGATTTCTTCAAGAACTTTTGCAACTCACTTGTCGAACCGACATATAAATGGTTGTGTTGTGTCTTGATAGAACTATCCTCCTTTTCTAAATCCTTTAATTTTTTCTGTATATCAATAAGCTTTTCTGCAGTATCGGATACAGTCTTAATTAACTGTCCAGCAACCTCGTATGCACGGGGGTGTTCTGTTTCTTTGGATAGTTCTAATATACCGTCTATTGCGTCTTGTCCTCGTTCTACGAGGTTATAGAGGTTCTCACGGGCATATTTGTAATCGGTCTCAATATTCTCTGACCTTTTAGGGACTTTGACAATCTGAGTTTCTTTTTTAATATCAGAATTGATATCAAGAAGATTATCTAATTTTTCGTCTATTTCTTTTGTCATAATTAACCGTCACTGGTTCTATCCTCAGAATATGTTGAGGTTACACCGTCATCATAAAAACTCACTGTTTCTGCAACTACGAAAGTATCGTTAGGTTGAACTGAACCAACATACTTCAACTGCGTGTTTGCAGATATTGTTACAGCACTACTTAATGTAATTCCAAGTTTATCACTTGTAATTGCTGAAATTGTAGGATTCGTTGTTAAGTTAGTTCCAAAAACTTCGTCTCCTACACTTATCTTACTATTTATTGCTGTGGGGAATGTTACTGTTGCACTATTATTTACTGCATTGTTATTGTCTGTTGCAAACGCAGGTTCATAGTGTTTAACTTCTTTGACCAATCCTGAATTATTAATCTGAGTTGAAGTAAATCCAGGCTGGATATCTGTATTAATGTAATCTCTTTCGATAACATTTTTGATAACCTCTCCAGTATAAACTGGGCCGAAGAAGTATATCTTCATAGTAAATTCTAATGTATATTCTATAACTCTTCTTTCTTCAAACGAACCTTCATATTGGTCGTCCATTGTAATAGAATTTAAAATGATTGGAACATCTCTAACTTCACTCATACTATCAACCATTTTCATTGATACCGTATATTCGGGTTGAAAGTATGGAAGTATCTGTTCTACTATTTGAATTGCATCTATAACATTTTTTGCAAGAACTGATAAACTAAAATTTAAATTGTAAGGTGCTGGTTGATATTGATATCCTCTCTTTCCAGTATCAGTTGTTTCTAAAGTAGTTTTTTGAGTTCTTATGAGTTTGTTTTGTTGTCTTGTAGAATCATATTCTAAACCTGTAAGTTCGAATGCCATTCTAGGTAGAGATATGGAAGTAACACTTCCGTCTCTTGCTTTTAAATCGTCTTGTAGTCTAAGTAGAAATTTTTGTTTAGGCCCATAAGATATAGGAACTAAGTTCTTAGTTAATATTGTTCCGTCTGTCTTTGTTTTTTGCGTGTAGATATTATTAAACAAAGTTCCGAATATAGAAATCGACCTTTTAATCGTTTCATTATAAAAATAGGTTCCAAACATTATGGTTCTCCAAACGGATTAGTTTCACTAAAGTCTAGGTAATTATTATCATTATCTTCAAACTCTTTATTCTGAGCAGAAGATAGATTCTCAAAAGTCATAACATCTACAATACTGTTTATAGGTCTTGCAGTTGTAGAACTTGCACCTGTTAATGTATCACCAACTTGTAAGGTCTTGGTATTGTCTTTGATTGTAAGTTTTGATTGTGAACCTTTCCATGTTAATACTTCACCTACCGTATATGTAACTGAATCAATAACTGTAGTTAAGTTTTCACCAACTGTATAATCACCTGAACCACCCATAGTCATTTCGATTGTATATGCTTGGTCAGCTTCAACAAGGTCTGCAGCTGTTCCAGTATCGAAGTCTTCTCCTGAGTATTCGAATAATGAACAACGAAGTTTGAAAACAAATAGTTTTCCTAACTGGAAGAATGGGTCTTGGTCTTCAACAAATCTGATTTCAAACATAGAACCTGAAAGTGGGAAGTAAATTAAATCCCCTTCATTTGGTCTAAGTGAAGTTGCAAGGTTTGAATCTAGTGATATAAATCTTTCCCAAGTTCTAAGAGATATAATAAAGGTTGCTTCTTCTTGTATCTGAACACCAAACTTAGAAACTAAATCTCCTTCACCTTCAAATCCTTCTGTATTTTCTAAATACATTTCTACAGAATATGCGTCGCCAAATGTGGACTGAATATCTTCCGTGAAAATTGAGTCTTCTTCTACGATTTGCCTTGGTAGGTATAAGACATCATGACCATACATTCTAAGAGACTCAACAACTAAATCCTCATAAAGGTGTTGTTCAGTTGCTACTGCATGGTTAAAAAATACATTTGTAGGCATTCAATTACCCCATTAAGTCCATGACTGGTAATTCATAATTCAGTCTTGACTCTTCTTCTAATTTTGTTATTTCCTCTTGTGCTTGTGCTTTCATTTCAGCTGCATTCATAGTAACACCGCCTGGCAATGCAATACCGTCAAACTTAGATAAGTTTTCTGCCCATTGATATTTGACTAATGCAGTTGCATATCTTTTCAACCACATATCATTATAGATATCTGTAAAATCATTTGGGTCAATTTTTCTATGACATTCTATGAGTATGTATTCTGATTGTTGGAAATCTTCTATAGATGCATCAATATACAATCTATTCATGTGTTGCTTATATCTGATAGGTGTTTGTCCTACTAAGATTTGGTCTAACATACTGATATGTTGTTGAACCATTTCATAGTATAAAATGTTTGTAGAAGTTAAATCATACAAATCATTTAATCTTAATTGATATCTTAAATCAAACATATTAAGATTATGTCTATCATTGAAAGGGAAAATTTTGTTTACTGCAAGAACAAATTCGGGTAGAATTATATAATTCTTTTGTTGTTTGACTTGCATATCATTGTAGTCATGAGTTCCAGCAACACTCTCAGTGAATGTTTCGTCTGTTCTCATTGCATCTAAATGTGTTTGAGTTAACTGGTGCTTCAAGTAACAACGAATTGAACCGTCATAATGGTATTCTTGAAAGTATTGGACTGCTTCGTCTATTCTATCATCAAACTGGTCATCGTCCACATTAATTTCTAGAACTGGAGCTCCAAGTTTTCTTTTTATGTATTCTTTAAAAGTTGCTTTTGAATTTGGTTTTGCCATAATAGTATAATCCAGTTATTTCCTGCTTTATACTATTTATAACGATTCTATTCTTGGAAATAAGTTTTAGATTGGATTCGGTCTAACTTCTCGTCAATCCTTTGAATAGACCTCATTATTTTGTCGAAATCTGCTTCGATTTGGTCTCTTGTAACATAATCTTTTGCGATTTCTTCTCTTGTTTTATTGACTAAGATATCTAATCTTTTCTGTTCGTTTAATACATTTCTAATTAGAAATCCTAACGGGGCTACGATTACCGTGATGATAATGTTCCATAAGATATAAGGTGATACAGTAATTTCCATACTGTTATTTATAAAAACTACTTGACTATGTCGTAGTCTTCGTTTAGGGGGAAGAAATTCCAGTCGGGGTCTACATCACTAGCATGGTCATTACCCATGTTTAATTTATGAGAAACAACATTAAAGGATATAGAATATCTATCCTTTTTGGTTCTATTTGGTTCAACCATATGCATCATAGCACTTGGAAACAATATCAAAGACCCTGTTGTAGGTCTTATTCTATATGTATCCATTTGTCTTACATTATTTGGAAATTCTGATACTACTTTTGGGTCTTTATCAATTGCAACGAAGTCTCCTTCGTCACCGTCTCCTTTAATATAAAATGCACCACTATACCAACAACCATTATGTAAATGAGGTTTATTCCATGCACCAGTATCATTTACATTTGCCCAAGAGTTACCAATAGATATTTGAATTTTACCATTATTGATTGCATGAAATCCACATATCTCATTATTATAGATATCCTTTAATACTCTCATTATTTTTGTAAATGCTGGGTGTCTTTCACAACCGTCATTTGATTGCCAACCACTATATGCATTTGATATATTTCTACCAACTGGGTCTTTCTTTCTCATACCGTCTACAGCTTCTCTTAACATATCACAATAATCTTCTGTAATCCTACCACTCTCTATAAGATTTTCTTCGTATACTATTGTTGGAAATAGTAATCTAATTCCCTTTTTCATCGTCACCGTCCCAATTTAATTCTGTTCTTTTCTTTTGTTCAACTTTAAAGTCAAACTCCATTTGTTCTTCCTTCTTATGCATAGGACACTCAGGTGGTGGAGTGTCTTCGGAAAATAGTTTTGCCTTATTGGACTTAATTCCAGCATTTCTATAACCACCAATGTTTAATTTTTCTGAAGCTTTCTTCTGTATATATTCACCTGTTTTTGGGTCTATTTTCATGTGTCCACCTTCCATTTGCCATTTTTGCATTGACCTATCATGTATACCATGTGTTTGATACCACTCTTTTGAATCTGCAAAAGTATATGTTGCATGATACTCTTCTCTTTTATAGGGGACAAATTGACATATAGGTTGTCCAGCTGGTATAATAAAGGAATGATTAACTTTAGGATAAAATATAATTTGTGCATTATCCATATTCATATTAAACTTATCCGTATCAATAATACCTTGCCATACTGCAAAATATTGATTCTGAAATAGAAAAGGGTCTATAAAGAATGTAGAGTAACCTTCGGGTGTTGTAATGTTCCACCTTTGACTTATCTTAAATGCATCTTTAACTGGACAATCTTCACCCATATATTCAAATATATCTTCAAATTGTGAAGAACCGTGTGAAGGTGAACGGATAGGACTATCGGGAGAGGTTACGAATACCTCACCTTCTTCGGGAAAATTCCAATCACTACCATTCATAACTGGTATATCTTGAGTTGCAACTATATACCAACCTAGTTTTAAATAATCGTCCATGGCTGGACATGACCTTAGAGTTTGAACTGTTTGACCTCTATGGTGAACTTTTACTTTTGCTTTCTTCCACCATTCGGGGTGATAGTTCTTTGCAAGAACTGGTCGAAAGTTCTCATAAGCATTTCCATCGAATGTTCTAAAATCAATTGTTGGCATATCTTTCTTGTTTGTCTAATAGTCTAACTTCGTCTCCTCTTAAGACTATAGACCTTCTATCTATATAGTTTGCTTTTGTTGAGGGTGCTTCTGCACCGTGTGGTATTCTACCGTCAAACATTAATAATCTATTTGGTTTAAATGCAACTCTTCCTATTTCGAAATCATTCATGTGGTCTTCTGTTCCAGTTTCTACATGTTGACTGTAAAATCTTAAATCCCCACCCCAGTTATCATTCCAAAATGTATTTGTATAATATAGAAAAGATAAATTAAAATCATCATCAAGACTACAATCAGAATGACAGCTTCCATTCTGATTAGAAGTTTGTGAGTTTGTTCCCATGTATTGAAATCTAACCCACTCAAAAGCAAAATCAGTGCATATTTTTTTATCTAAGTAATCCATAAAATATGGATAGTAAAAGTTTGATTTACATTTTACTTTTTGTCCGTTGTTTGCTCTAAAATATGAAGCACCCCATAATTCATGACTAGGTAATCCACCTCTTTTTCTATTATTTACAGTTTGAACACAATTGTTCTTTTGCCAATTTGTTTGATTTCTTAGAAAGGAGTCTGTATGGTGGTGTAGTTCAGCCGACAAATAATTATCAAAGATATAAACTTTATTTCCTAGTGGGAGTTCTTCAATATAGAACGGTGAATCACATTCTATTACTTCGATAGAATTAACCATCTTGTATGACTGAAGAAGGTGGAAGTGTCATTATATACTCTTCTAAATCTCTTAGAGTGTCTTCTCTAGTTACAGATATATCTCTGTAAATACCATCTGCAACTGTATATGTTGCATCTGCAAACTCCAAGACTCTTCTTGCTTCAGACCTGTATGGGTGTGCTGAACCCTCTCTACCAGCATATATTGCGTCAAGAAAACTTTCAAACCCATATGATTCGCATTGAACTTCTATATTCCTTCTTACTGCGTCATGAACTCTATCAATATATTGATTATTAAGAGTTATACCATGAGGTGGTTCTGAATTATCAATGTATCTCTCAATTGCATCTCTATCTGATTCTGATAAAGGTTGAGTGTCTTGCTCGTCAAAAGGTTTGTCTTTATCCCATTCTAAAATTTTTACTTCTATTTGGTCATATACCAAAACATCAAAGTCAAATCCTAAATCGGGCTTATCAACATTTTCAAATTTATATTCTAATCCGTTTGGTTTTCTTACTAATAAATTTCCAAACTCACAATATACTAATGCATTTATCATAATATCTCCATTCTAACATATTAGTTGTTTTTTGGCAACCCGTTTTTTATTCTATCGTAGTAACCTAACATATTTATGTTACTCGTATCCATGCCTTTAATCCAAGGGCCACCTCTTGTATAATGGATTGCATGTTCTGTTTTTTGAAATTTTGTATCGAACCCTTCTGTTGCAATTTTACCATGTGGTATTTTACTTACTTTATCAGTCCATTGAAACTGGTGTAGATATTGTCCACTTGCAGTATTAATTACTTCGGGTGTTAGTTTTTTACAATCTTCATGACCATTGTTAAAAATCATCATACTAGACCATAATTTTTTAGGATATGATACATTCTTTTCTCCACCCA